CTGCTTCTGAGTTTTGCCTCATCGGCTGTGTCTGCCGGGTCCGGGTCGAACACGCTGCGCGGGCAGATCGGGAACAATAACTCCGAGATCATCGACATCACAGTCGATGACATCTTCTGGCGCACCGGCACGCTGGCCCCGGTCGGGCCGGTCCCGGTCCCGCACGGGCAGCGGATGGGGCTGCCGGGGCCGACGTGGCTGCGCCGGTTCCACACCCCGGCGTGGCTGCCGCTGCCGATGCCCGCCACGATCGTCGGCGTGGCTGCCGCTGCCGGCGCCGGTGCGGTCAGCGCCGTGGCCGGCCCGGCGACGACGGCGGTGGCGGGCCTGGCCACCGCCGGGGCCGCTGCGCCGTTCACCCCGGGCGGGTCGGTCAGCCTGACCCTGGTCGCGGACAACCCGGCGGGCAGCGCCGCGGTGGCGCAGGCCCCGGTGGTGATCACCGGCTTCCAGGGCACCGCGTCGGTCGCAGGCGCCGGGTCGGTCACCGCTGCTGCGGTCACGCAGGCGGTCATCGCTGCACCCGCTGGCGCTGGCGCGGTCACCGATGTGGTCACCCAGGCTGCCGGTGCCACGGTCACCGGCGCGGGCACGGTCACCGCGGTGGTCACGCAGGCCGCGCCTGCGGCGGCGGCTGGGGCTGGCGCGGTCACCGCGAAGGTCACAGAAGCTGCCCCGGCGGCACCCGCTGGCGCCGGCACGGTCACCGACGTAGTCACTGAGGGTGCCTCCGCTGCCGTCGCGGGTGCCGGGGCGGTGGCCTCTGTTCCGGTTACCGAGGCGGTCACTGCTTCACCTGCCGGGGCTGGCGCGGTCACCGCGGTCATCACGCGGGCCCCGGTCGCGGCGGCCGCCGGTGCGGGCGCGGTCACTGATGTAGTCACGCAAGCGGTCACCGCCTCCGTGGCCGGGGCGGGCAGCGTCGTCGCGGTACCGGCCCTCGCAGGCACCGGCACCGCCACCGTGACCGGCGCCGGGTCGGTCACCACCGTCGTCACTGAGGTGGTGACCGGGGCGCCTCCCGGCGCCGGGGCCGTCACCGCGAACGTCACGCAGGCCGTCGCTGCCAGCGCAGCGGGCGCCGGTCAGGTCACCGCGGCAGCCACCGTCATCCCGGCTGCGGCGTCCCTGGCGGGCGCCGGGTCGGTGACCGCCGCAGTCACCCAGCCCGCCACCGCGAACCCGGCGGCCGCGGGCACCGTCACCGCGCCTGTCACGCAGGCGGTCACTGCGGCCGTCGCGGGCGCCGGGTCGGTCACGGCCGTAGCGTCCAGCATCGGCCCGTCCACTGCCAGCCCCGCCGGGGCAGGAGCGGTCACCGCCGTGGCCACGGTCGCCGTCACCGGGACGGCAGCCGGTGCCGGGGCTGTTGCCGCCGCTATCGCCCAGCGGGGCGCAGCGGCCCTCACAGGCGCGGGCGCCGTGAACGCGAACGGGCAGATCCCCGGCACGGCCAGCCTCGCGGGCGCCGGGTCGGTCACGGCGAAAACCGCCCAGCCGGGCACCGCGTCCAGCATCGGCGCGGGGGCCCTGGCCGCGCTCGCCGCGCAGGCGGCGACGACAGCGCTGGCAGGTGCGGGCTCGGTCACCGCTGTTCCCGTCACCACGGCCGCGTTCACCGTCGGCACGCTCACCGCATCCAGCACGGCGGCCGGCGGGGACTCCTACCCGGACACCTACTACTCCAACGTTTACCCGGCGGGGCCAGCCGCCGCCCTGACAGCCGCCGACACCCGGACAGGAGGGCCCGGCTAGTGACATTCACGCTGCCGCCGAACAACCGGGCACCCTTGTCCCCCGGGTACATCACCGACCAGAACAACACCGCCAACGTCCTGTCCGGCCTCGGCGCCGCCACCAGCGTCCTGAACACCGCGTTCGCCGGCGGCGCCGACCCCACCGGGACGGCAGCCAGTGACGCGGCGTTCCTCGCGGCGTTCGCCTCAGGTGCCGACCTGATCACCATCCCGCCGGGGACCTACTTGCTGAACGGGTCCGTGCTGCCGGCGATGGCCTCCGCCAACACGGTCCTGCGGGGCGCCGGGCCGTCCGCCACCGTCATCAATATCGGCGGGTCGTTCACCCCGGCGGCGGCGTTCAGTGCCGACGCGGACAACTGCACCATCACGGACATGACCATCCAGGGCGCGTCCGCCACGATCGCCGCCAACCCGCAGTGCTACGGCATCCAGGTCCGCGGCCGGAACGTGAACCTGCTTAACCTGCGGTTCCTGGATGTCAACGGCTACTGCATCAAGGTGATCAACCTGAACGCGGCGGGGTCGCACCAGGCCAACCACCAGCCGCACATCCGCAACATCTGGATGGAAAAGTGCGCCGGCGGGATCTGGCTCAACGGCGACGGCGGCGACACGATCGGCGCGATCATGTCCGGCATCCACGGCAACACGATCGGCGGCGGCACCGCCGCGAACCTTGACGCGCTGCGGCTGGAAAACGTTTTCGACGTAGATATCCAGAACCTGGCGTCCTCGGTGGGGTCGGCCACCTCGGGGCACTCGATTCACCTGGTCGGGCACTGCGCCACCGTCCGGGTTACCGGCGGCGACGTCGGCGGGTTCCCGGTCCCGGTGACCAGCTCGGGGCAGTGCGCGGTGAAAATCGAGGACGTCAGCGCCAATCACAGCACGCAGGTCCGGTTCATGAACATCGCGTTCCAGACCCACGACACAGGCGTGTCGATCGACGGGGCGGCGGCTGACATCCGGTTCATAGGCTGCGACATCACCGACAACAACGGCGACGGGGTGCATCTCGGCGGCACCGGGCTCGACATCCTTTTCCGCGGCTGCAAGTTCGCGAACAACGGCACCGCACCCCCTGCGGCGACGAACGTGTACGACGTCAACTGGACCGGCACCTCGCACGGCCAGTTCGACGGCTGCGTGTTCAACTCGAACATCGTCGCGCAGGGCAGCGCCGGGGTGCAGAACACTGCGAACACGACCCGGAACCGGGTCCAGTTCTTCCCCAACTCGACGTTCGGCGGGACGGGTGCCGCGGCGTCGAACTGGTTCCCGGCGAACCAGGCACCGCGGTACGTCCGGGCGATCGGGTCGTCGCCAGGGCTGGCCCCCCGCCAGCCCGCCATCGCCGCGTCCACGGCCGCGGTGACCAACGACACCGGGTTCGACTGCAGCGTTTACATCGCTGGCGGCACAGTCACCGCGGTCGCTGTTGGCGGCACCGCGATCGCGTCGATCACCTCTACCCCGGCATACGTGCGGGTGCCCGCGAACCAGACGGTCACCCTCACCTATTCGGTGGCGCCGACGTGGCAGTGGTTCGGGGACTGACATGGCCCGCTACCCGCTGAATCAGCCCATCCGTGTCTCAACCACCGTTAAGGACGTCACGGGCGCCCTGGTCGACGCGGGGACGCTGACCCTGGTGGTGAAGCTCGCCGCGGCCGATGGGACGCTGACCACAACCGGCACCTATGCGTCCCCGGTGCATGATTCCACTGGTACCTATCATCAGGATGTCCCGGTCACGGACCTGGCCGCCGTCGGGCACTACGTGTACTGGTGGACCTCGACTGGTACCGGCGCGGGTGTCTCCCCTCCCGCCGACTTCGACGTCTATGACCCGGGCGAGCTCACCGCCGCGGACCTGAACTACTGCACCCCCGAAGAGCTGAAGGCGCGGCTGCAGATCACCACCACTGCGGACGATGACCAGGCAGACCTCGCCGTCGGTGCCGCGTCCCGGGCCGTCGACGGGTTCTGCGGCCGGTACTTCTACCACGCGACCGCGACCCGCACCTACGTCCCGCAGGATCTGTACCGGTGCAAGGTCAACGACCTGGTGTCCGTCACCACGCTGGCCACCGACCCCGCCGGAACCACGCCGCAGGGCGGCACGTTCCCCGTAACCTGGCCCGCTGCCGCGTTCCAGCTGCTGCCGTACAACCCCGGGCAGGTCGGCGAACCGTGGCCGTACACGTCGGTCAAGGCGGTCGGCGGCCTGACGTTCCCGTGGGTGACGCCGCTGCTGCTGATGCGGATGGACCGGGTCCAGGTCACCGGCGTGTTCGGGTGGCCGTCGATCCCGGCGGTGATCCGCACTGTCACCCTGGCCGTCGCCGCGGAGGTGTTCCGCATGAAAGACGTCCCCGGCGGCAGCTCCGTCCCAGGCGAGTTCGCCGTCGCGGTGATCGAGGCGACACCACTGCTGCGGGAAGCGCTGAACACGTACCGCCGCAACCCGTTCATGGCCGCATGAGCGCCACCAGCAGCAGCCGCATCCCGGCCGCGATCGACTACCTGGTCACCCTGTTCCAGGGCGCGGCCACCCTCGGCGCCGCCACGCCGCCGGTGAACGTCATCGACGGGCCGAAGGTCACCGCTGACCCGGGGCCGCTCGCCCTGTGGGTCGGCGTGGATGACATCACCAGCCCGGCACCCGCCGCTGCGGAGGACACCCAGGCGTGGGCCGCGCTCGGCCGGCAGGCCCGCAACGAGCAACTGGTCATCTACTGCACCGCGCAGGCGAAGTCGGGCAGCGACGACGCCCGGTCCATGCGGCTGGCGTGCGCCGCCATGGTCGCTGCCGCTGAAGACCTGGTCCGCGGTGACGCGTCCCTCGGCGGGGTGGTCAGCACCCCGGGGAACGCGGCCGTGACCGCGATCCGGTGGCAGCAGGGACCGGGGCTTACCGGGAGCGGCACCGCGGCCCGGGCCGTGTTCGAGATCACCGCGCAAGCCCGCATCGGCGGCTAAGGAGAACCAAGTGTCCACGGTGAAGAACATCAGCGGCGGCCCGCTGGACGTGCCGCTGCTCGACCGGGTGGTGGAAGCGGACGAGATCGTCGAGGTCCCCGACGTGCAAGCCGACGGCGAGTCCCCGATCGTGTGGCCCGGCAACCGGTGGCAGCCCGTCACCAAGACAGCAGCGAAAGCCGCCGCGGCGGCTGACACGACCACGAAGGCGGACGGGTAATGCCCATGTGCGTCTGCGACGCCTTCGGAATGTGCCCGCAGGGCTGCCCGCATTGCCCAGTCTGCTGGGGCGATGATGACCGAACAGGTGAACCCGTGGAACGCCAGCCAAGAGTTGCAGGAAAGGCGCCAGGCGGTAACTAGCGGTCCCGCGCGAAGGCGTCCCGGGCCGACGCGGCCTTCGTCTCATCGCTGCGGCGCTTAGCCGCCTCGTAGTCGCGGCCGAACCACTCACAGCGCACGTCCCACTTCGCGGGCTTGCGGCCTGCGCCGAACGGCTCACGGCCGAACTCATCCCCCGCCAGGACGAGGATCTCCCCCTTCCTGAAGCCCCGGAAGTCCACCTCGGAGAGCGTGACAGCCTTCCCGGCCATCGGGCCCATGCCTGGCACAAGTTTCGTGCCTGCGGTGATGACGGCGAAGCCGAGGTTTTCCGGGTCCAGTTCGTCATCGTCAGCCGCGATCCGCAGGACACGCAGCAGGAACTCAGCGTCAGCCATCCCATCACCATACGGGAGTAGTGAATGCCCACCTACGCGTCAGGACTGTCCGGCCAGGTCGGGGCAGTGGCGGAGTCCACGTACGGCACCCCGGTCACCGTGACTCATTTCTACGAGTTCCTGTCGGAGAACTTTGTCTACAACCCCGCCTGGCTCGACGGGATGGGCCTGAAAGCCGGGCAGGCGTACAACCGCGCCAGCCGGACCGTCGTGTCCCAGGCCGACGTCAACGGCGACCTCACCATGGAGTTCAGCTCCGGCGAGGCGGCTAACGCGGTCGCCGACTCCATGGGGTTCTGGATCAAGTACGCCCTCGGCTCGGCACTGGTCACGCCCACCGTGGTGCTGGGCACCGCGTTCAAGCAGGTCCACACCAACGGGTCCAAGGCCGGCCAGTTCCTCACCGTGCAGGTCGGCCGCCCGCAGATCTCCGGCGTCACTGTGCAGCCGTTCACGTACACAGGCGTCAAAATTACGGATTTCGAGTTCAGCTGTAACGACAACCAGATCGCCCAGCTGAAGGTGACCGCTGACGGGCAGACCGAGCTGACCTCCACCGGCCTCGCCGCCGCGTCCTACCCCACGCCGAACGGCCTCTTCTCGTTCGCCAATGCGTCCGTGATGACCATCGGCGGCACCGCCACCACATCTGCGGGTGAGACCACGATCGCGGCCGGCGTGTCTCTCGGCTCCCGGGTCAACGGCGTCGTGATCACAGGCAGCACGCCGATGAAGGTCGACCGGTACGGCCTCGGCAACGTCGGACTGAAGGCCGAGCC